CCTTGTAGTAGCCCAAGCCAGTCCGCGTTATGTACGCGGGCCGGCCAAGCCCCACACCGGAGGGTCTTTTGGCTCGTCACCAAAAGGTACCGGTTCCCAATCACAGACCAGCCTGGTCTGGACCCTCTTTGCGTAGCCTGAAGCCCATTTGGTCTCCTGGCTAGGCTTTTCAACAAAATATTGAAAGAGGGAGTTCCATCCATCACTCTGGGCCTTGACCAATTTGGTCTTGACCTTCAAAGTCCAGTACTCCCAAAAGTGGAGGTGGAGATTCCACCTTCTCTTGGCGGCTTTTAGGCCGGACGAATACGTGAACAGAGTAGTAGATGGACCTGGAAGATGAGATATTGGCAGACACAGAGCGTGTTCTGCTGGAATCTGACTCTCGACCCAGTTACCTAGGTTTATGAGTCCCTGCCTGTAACAGTCGTTTGATACGTCTATTGCAGACTGGACATTTCCAGGGCTTACCACTTCATCGATGCTAGCGAGGTATACCGGCGTGACGTCGGTGCCCTTAAAAGCATCCATACCGCAAGACTCGGCGAATCTACCCGAATAGTGCGACTTGCCCCCATTTACTTTGAGCTGGCAAAGCTCAAGGAGGGATGATAGAGCAGGTAGCGCGGATGACGGCAAAATGATATCGTCGCCATACACACGAACCAACATGAGTGCCTCCTTCACGGAGGTTCTCAATGCGCGATCTGACGATGCGCGCATCCTAGGAGTCGACCATATAACAGCTGCTGTTGCCAGCAAGGTGTATACGATGCACTGAACTGGAAAGACCGTAGCATTGCCCTGTGGTGCATACTTATGCAGCAAGGCATGTGTTTTGGTCCTCGGATCTACAATGTAGTAGCTCCGGGATGAAGCAAGCATTTCGAGAAGCAATGGTGCTTTCCGGAATACCCGTTCCACAGTCCAACACGTCAACCTATCTGAGGCTGAACTCAAGTCAACAGTAGCGATACTGTCATCTAGAGAAGCCCGCAGAGCCTCACGCTGTGAAAAGCGTTGGTCCCTAATGTCAATCGACATCGACAAAGGGGAGGAATCAATTTGTTTACGGAGCCACTTTCTTATGGCACCTTGGACGAATTGATTGGCGGTCGGCTCAGACGCAATTAAGCGTGGCTTTTCCTGGGTTTTATTTACCGGGATTAGCCTAGCTGGGAGCGTCCGCAGTGTTCCTGGATTTCCTTGTAGTAACCAGCCATCGTAGTCATTGACTCGAAGGTTGGCACTTGCATGGACATCACGAGGAAATACTCGTTCGAGCTGTTGACACCAAGTCGGGAAGACATACTTGTCCACCCCGCG